CATTTGGAAGAGAATTAGCGTTTTCCTTGGCCACGATACTTCTTCCGTCCATGGGACGGTTTTGAATGTGATCCATTGCCTTGACGTGTCTTTTTTGGCTTGCTAGGGACAAAATTTTGTCCGCTCAGTGATTTAGCCATCAGATGCCGTCAGTTGAAGTCAAGTTCTGATATTTCAGAGCCAAACCTGTGAATAGACCATATTGAGGGTGTGACATCTGGTCGCGGCCATCAAGGAAATACAGCTCTTCCAGCCATAGCGTTCTAGCCGCCATAGCTTGCACGTCTTCCGCACCAGGCTTACCGGCAATCATTGGATCAGGGCGTTGCATTGCTTGTGTGCAGAGAAATCACGCTGTGCTTGCGAGTAGCCAGCGTCATACATGATGTGAGCGGTGCCTACGATTGCCATCAGCCAAGAGGCGACAAGCAACCACCAGAACAGGAAGAATCTCCCAGAGGAAATCATGCTGCGTTGGCTTTGAGCTGCTCCACTTCGGACTTTAGCTCTTGAATTGCTTTGACAAGCATTGGAACGAGCTTTCCGTAGGAAGCCTCAAGACGATCAGGATTTTCATCCATCACCAGCCCCAAGTAGTCAGCGTCTGCTTCGCTCTGTGCAGATTGCAGCTCTTGAGCGATAAAGCCAGCTTCATACGTTCCATCCTTGCCGTTGCCGTCGCGGGTTTGCCACTGAAACTTGACGGGGTTGAGGCTGTCGATAAACGCAAGACCTTCAGGCAACTCTTGAACATCAGTCTTATCGCGTGCATCAGACAAAGTGCTAATTGTTTGCACATTGCACCGCAAAGTTGCAATTTGATTATTACCTAAAGTAATCTCATTGTCTACAGTATTGCTACTGGGTGTAGCGCCATTGCCCAATGCGGTATTGTTGTCGCCGCTTGATAATTGAGTTGCGGTTTCATTTCCAACACAAGTGTTGTTCGCACCAGATGTGAATCGAGATAATGAAGAACTGCCGATTGCAACATTACCGTTTCCTGTGTGAGTTATGCTATCGTCGCCGCCTGCAAAATTGCCTATCAATACGCAATTAGCGATTGTTGTTGCACCATTTCCAGCTTCATCGCCAATTATTACATTAACGGCTCCGGTTGTAATATCATCCCCCGCCTCGTTGCCAATAATTACATTATTATCCCCATCAGTAAGGGATGTTCCAGCCCCATAACCGACTACAGTATTACCATCCCCATCCTCAAGGTGAGACAGGGTCAGATACCCTATGGCAACATTGTTGTCTCCTATCGTGCTACCGCTACCTAAACCAGTTCCAGATTGACTTCCGATAAACACGCTGCGAGTAGTTGTATCAGCATCTTCGCCCGCGCGATATCCTATAAAAACATTATCTCCCCCATCGTTTTCCATACCGGCTCTATACCCAATAAATACTCCATCTTCACAATTAGCGCTGTTTTGACAAGCCTGATATCCAATAGCGACAAAATCATCGCGAATAGTATTATTTTCAGCAGCACCAGAACCGATAGCTACTGATTGATTCACTTCCGTTGCGTCGTTCAAAGCCTTATAGCCAATCGCAACATTACGATCGCCTAACGTAATTGAACTTCCGCTATCCGTTCCAATGAAAATATTTTCATCTACATTGCCGCTATTAGTCGTCTTTGCGTCGGAAAGATCGTTCAAACTTGATGTTGTACTGCCGTTTGCTGCAGCAGTAATTCGTCCCTGGGCATCTACAGTTATATTTGCTGATGTATAACTTCCTGCCGTTACAGCTGTATCCGCCAGCTCAGCTGCAGTTACACAGTCATTTGCCAGCTTGGCTGTAGTTACAGAGTTGGTTGCAAGCTTTGCTGCTGTTACAGAACCATCCGTCAGCTCAGATGTAGATACAGAGTTGTTTTGCAGGTTGTTTGCAGTTACAGAATTATTCGCCAGCTTTGCAGCTGTAACTGCACCATCAGCAATGTAATCAGTGGCGATTGCCGTTCCGTTCCAAGTGCCCGATGTAATCGTTCCAACCGACGTCAGGCTTGAGCCAGTTACATTCGAGCCTAATGAGGTGCTATTGATGACGGTGGCGTTGTTGATCTTGTAATCCTTGCCGGATGGCCGATCAAACAGGTCGTCTCCTGAAATCTTTTTGGTCGTGTCAGCGCTGACGTCAACAACCGGAATCACGTCAGTATCAGCAAGCGACGTGAGAGCGGCCAGTTGTGTGATTTTGACGTCAGCCATCTGACCTAAGCAATCAACAACAGCTTAACTCGTTCACCAAGGAACTCCAGAAGCCTGTGTCGGCGTGATCTGAAGGGTAATGCGTGCTGCAAGCTCGTCATGGATCGCGGTGACTTTTTCTTCACCACCCAGTCCAGCCTGTACAGCTGCCACAATCTGAGCTTCGGTCAGGTCATTAAAATCAGCCAAGGTCTCAGGACGCTCAAGGCCAACGCTGCCGTAGGCACCTGAGTTGTAAGGGTTGCCACTGGAATCCACCTGATCGCTGATTGCGGTCACGGTGTAATGGGCTTGAAAAGCAAATCCATCCGACAGGTTTCTGTCTAGATCGACGATCTTCCAGACGTAGGTGTTAGCCATGGTGAAGTGAAGTCAGAGAAAGTGTAGACCGATCAGCAAGCCATCAGTACACAAGGTACGCAATAGCTGCCATCGGCATAAGTGGTAGAAACCGTGGTGCTAGTGACCTTGGCAACAGTCTTGGAACGCACGATGTCATCATCCTGCGGTTTTGCCGTTCCATCACCAGCAGACATCAGCAGATCACCGCGTGCAACGGTGGTGCCTTGTGCAATGCGAATGATGAAGTCACCCGTCATCGCGCAGTAGAAGTCGTTGGTGAACGTGTCATCGTCATCGTCCCAGATCTGGAATACACCCGCCACATTGGTATCCCCTTCGACATCACTGACCTTCATGCGGTTCAGCTGTTCGTTGTTTTCCGTGTAAGCGTCACGAGCAGGTGTTTTTACATCCCCAACGCTGACGCCCTCAGGAAGCTCATCTTCTGCCGTCCAAAGCACCTCATCTTGAGCAGCATGAGCCCAAACGCACATCTCATCGAGGTTGCTAAGCACCGAACCAGGCAAGATTTCAATGCGCTCTGCGCCGCCTGCAAGTTGTGACCAGCGTGTAAGGTGACCCCCGTTGTAAGAAGTTGTGGAGCCACTAATAAGAATGTTACCTTCTGCATTTCCTGCGCTGCTAAATTGAACGACTGTTCCATCTTGAGCCCTATTAAAATTAGCAACAAGGTTGCCTGATCTTGAAACAAAAAGAGCTGTTCCGTCATTGCCAAGATATTCAAAACATGCCCCTAAAGTTGTATTGCCAGACCCAGGTGTATCAGTTGAATTTTGATTAAACCGAACGTCCCTTGTAAAAAATCCTTGACCCCTATAGCTGACATGAAACATATCTGTGCCGCTGTTATTTCGGGCAATAAATGCTTTGTTGTTGTCAGTAGTTTGGGAGCTAGAAGATCTAGAAATAATTCCAGCAGTGCCTCTGGCTTCGACATCACCATCGCCAGAGGAGTCTCCAACAAACAACTTGCCGGAGTTGGTCAGCCTCATTCGCTCCGTTAAGGCCGTACTTGAATCAGCCTCATCACTAATCCTAAAGCGCAATGCATCTGAATCCATAACGATTTCTGCATCGTCTGCGTTAGTAGATATGTCAATAAATCGAATACCAGGTCTAAAAGTTTTAATACGCAAGTCCGTATTATCATTTGCACCAGCGGTTTTAGCGATTTCCAGCAAACTTTCTGGAGTGCTGGTGCCAATTCCGACTCGGCCATTGTGTTTGATTCTCATCCTCTCAGTCGAGCTGCTTGAACCATCACCTGTGGTCCTGAACACAATGCGTCCCGGCATGTCATTCGCGCCAGGTGTGCCGTCTATTTCAGCAGCAATCTTTGCTGCTTCAACCATTTCTGAGCCATCAGCCCCCTGGAAAGATACCTGCCCAAGACTGTCGCCGCTTTGAACAACCGTATTAGAGCCAATTGAGGTGCCTCTTGTTTTACCGAAAACAAGGCCACCAGCAGCAGAGCTGTTTACGTCTCTAACACAAGAGATTGCAGAACCTACAAATTCAGTTGACTCAAGCTGCAACCGTGGTGCGTCTGATGCATTAAAGAAGTTGGAGCGGCGGCTAGTAAGCCCAAGCAACAATCTTCCGGTAGAATCAATCCTTGCCCTTTCCGATGCGTTAGTTACAAATCTCAGGGTGTCGCCGCTGTGGTTATATACAATTTGCCCTCTGAATAAATTGTCTCCTGAGCCCCCATCCGCAAAGAATATGCTTCCTTCTTTGTCAGTGTCACAATCAAACGTCATGCCGACATGATCACCACCATTTGCGATAACTAATGTCTCTGCTTTTGTGCTAAAATCTCCAGGATTTGATACCCCAATGCCAACGCAATCGGTCCCCCCATCGACAAACAGCATGTGAGTTCTATTGTTTGACTCCACGCGGAAGTCAACATTGTTGCTGGGATCGTTGACGACAACTTCACCGGTCTTCAACTTGAACCGCTCTGCCCCACCAGTTGAAAAATTAAGTTCATCAGCTGCGCCTGAGAACATTCCAGTATTGGTGTCGTCCCTAAAGGCGATTGCTGGAGACCCTGCACTCCCGTCCTCAAGCAACATCGTGCCGTCAAGCTCTCGCAGCGTGATCCAGCCGTTATTGGCACTGTTCCTCATCTTGAGGACATTGTCGTTAGTGTCCGCCCACCACATATATGCGAATTTGACGGCCGGTTCTGAGCTGCTGCTGTTGTTGCTGCGAATTGCCGCTAGGACGTTGTTCAAGTCAGAACGGACAGCTCCGCCCGTTCCATTGGCAATTTCATAATCGTGGGTAGCCATGCCTTAGCTCGCGTCAGACAACGTTGCATACATCTTAAACGCCTCTGCCAAATCCCACCGCTGTGTAAGTAAAGGTGCGGTTTACGTTGCTGCCGCTTGAATTGAGCACGTCAAGATCAAAACCAGTTCCCGTCACATTGCTGACGTTGACCCGTTCACCGTTGCCCAAGTTCTGCACCGTGATGCCGACGCTTGGCAAAAAGTCGTTCAAATTGCCTAGCGCCGACGTACCAACAAAGAAGGGGTTGTCAAACGTCACCGACTTGGTGCTGGTGCCTGAGGCAGTGGGTTGCCCGATTTCTTGCCTGCGCTGGAAGGTGGTCTCGTAGCCAAGCTCGTTAATCAAGATGTTCTGCGCGATGTCGCTACTGGTCAGCTCTGCTTTGAACTGGAACGCACGTCCCCTGAACGTTCCAGCTACAAACTCTTGCCAAGCCGTATAAGTCGGAGACCCTGAGGGGTTGTCATCTGTTCTTCGTACGTAGAGCTTGGCGTTGACAGCATCACCCTGCCCGCCGTCAAAGTCGTTCCAGTCGTCAATCTGAGCAGTGCGGGCATCAACAGTGTCATTGGGGTAAAAAGCCGACGTAACAAAACGTCGCTTCATATCAAGAGAAAACACCGCTCCAAGATCAAGCGTGTTGGCAAACTCATATTCAGCAGAGCTAAAGATATCTCCTAAATAATCAAAGCTGTTGATGTCGTCAAAATCATCCTGGTCGTCTATCTCGCCATCTCCATCAATAACTAGTGCATCCTGATCAACATTAAAGAAGCAGCGAGTTTTCGTGCCCTGGAATGGCGGGTCGTCTTGGTCTTCTCTTCGTGTTTGAACTGTAACTCTGCCAACAGCATCAGGAAAGTCCACCAGCACGCTGGTCGCGTTCACGCTTTTATTTCCTAGATCATCCTCAAACTTGGCAAAAATCTCGCCTTCAACCAATGGCACAACCGCTTCAGTTGAATTACCTGCAACAGAAGGGATTAGGTCAACAGAGTTGGGCCAGGTTCCTGTGCCGTCAGTCAGGCTGCTGTGTTTAATTTGAACGCGACCATTGACTCTTACGTCAAGATCTACGGTTTGATCCCAGCGCAAGCGAGCACTGTTGGCACTAATGGGTTCAATCGACAGGTTCTGCACATCGCCTGGTCTCGCTGTCTTACCAGCAAGAGTAAACGTTGCTGTTGCAATTGTGCTTTGTCTACCTAAGTAATTACGAGCCAAGACTTGTACGGTCAACGTTCCAGCGCGTAGTGTCCGCAGCGTGATCGAAGGGCTGTTAGTAATTAGCGTTGTAAAGTTGTCATTATTGATTTTGTATTTGACTTGGAAATCATTCGTATTTCTGCGATCATGTGTGAAACTTAAATCAAATCCAGTATGAACCGTTTGACCCTCTTGATATAAAAACTCATTGCCTGTTAGGTTTTCTGGCGCAGAGGGAGTTCCAGAAAGGTTGGTAATATCACGTTGCGTTATGGCTGTATCTGATTCAACGGCTGCATAAATTGATTCGTTATATGCAACTGCGCTTACGCTATAAATGCCATCACCAGACTCTGTTACCGATAAAACACGAAACTGTTGAGCCTGAATGTCAGTGGTCTCGATTAAATAAACAGCTCCAGCACTCGGCGCTTCACTAAAAGCACTGCTGACCGTGATTGCCCTGCCAGAAATGCTTGAAATAGATTTTGTCTCAACTAAGCCTGTAGACAGCAAGACTGAAAGCGTAGGGCTTGCAGTGAGGTCCACTGACAAATCTGTATCACTATCAATAGTCACAACTGTTGTTGTAGCTGAACTGACTCGCCCGCTTCTTCGCGTTCCACCACGCAAGGGATCAGCAATGTTGACCACCATTCCTGGCCGAACAACAATGCCGCTATCAATTGAAACTGAAAACTGACAAGTCTCAGTCAGGTTTTGCTCTGACAGAAGCGCCCACTTACCAAGACGGTGAGCTTGACTTTGGCTATAGCAGCCAATAGCCTTGATGTCTTTTTTGATAATGCCGTATTTGGCAACAGCGGCATGATCCTCTACATATTCATATTCAACGTCGCCGCGGGTGTCATATGACTGCCAAGCCACCACAGCGACAGTGTGACGTGTTTTCTGTGAGGTACCTGAATAAAAAAAGATTCCATCCACTACATTTGACGGACCAAGCAAATACTGAGCATCAGACGGCTTGTCTTGCAATAACGCCAACGATCCCGCGCCGTAATATGCAATGCCACGGAAAACAGCAGTCAGCTGCTGAATGACGTTGTAAACTTCATCGCGACTGTTTATAAGGAGGTTTAGGCTAAAACGCGCTTCCTGACCGCCCTGTCCATCGTCGACCAACTCGTTGCAATATTTACTGATGGCAAAGAAATCATATTTATCAAGCGTATCTTCTGGAATGCCTACTCCATATCGAGTATTAGTCAGCAGGTCATAAAGGCACCAAGCCGGATCATTAGTCCAGACTGCACCGCCTGGGGCCCCTGCGTCAGTACTAAGTTGCCCGTTCCAAACCCCGCTATATGTAATTCTTCCAGGCACTCCTCCTGTAATTGTTTCGTTTGCGCCAGTTGATACAACAAACCTATTGGTTTCACTTGTATCTATTTTTGCGTTAGTTGGCACACCAACTTTAATCCCACGAATCAAATACTTACGGGTTGGGATGCTGCTAAACTGACGCGAGTCAAACCGGAGCCCAACCAGTGCTGAGTTGGGATAACGAAACTTCTCTTCAACTATTTCAGTATAACTTTGAAAAAATGTTTGACTAGAACGACGCGTGCTTGTCTCGTCATCACTTACACGCACCATCCGGATATCGACCGGGAAAGCACCGTCAAGGGGAATCATATAGTCACGTTGATACCTTGCGCTGCTTTTACCCTTAATTGTGCCAGAACCGCTTAAGTCCACATCATTAAAACCACCACCGTTGTACTGCCTTTGTATTTTGATCTCTACTTCATGACCAACAATGTCGCCATCATCTTCAATAACGCGAAGCGATGGAATTGCTAACGTGACACGCACTTTGTCTACATTGCTGTCCGTTATCGTCCGAGTAATAGGGCTCCCGTTAGTTACTTCAGCGTTAACAGCATTCTCTGACTCATTAGAAGCAAAATTACCGCCAATATGGGTCTGGGTTTGTGTGCCATTGCGAGTAATAATCGTAAAACCGCTGAAATTATTTGTTCCGTCTGCGCCCTGAACTGGGGTGTCTTCTAGAAAAATACTTTTATGCCAAGAGTTAGTTCCACCCCCAGGGTCTTCAATGCCATGAATTTCTCCTTCACTTAAAAGATCAAGAACGCTGGCAAACTGTACTGACTGGAGGGTGTCGTCATCCTCAGTAGGCGTGTGAGAGCCACCGCCGCCGCCTTTGCCGCCGCCGCTACCAGCACCTGCAATGTATTTAGTCTGCGTCATGTCGATTGTTGATCAACGTCGAGACCGCTGGAAAGGACTGCCGATCCAACGAAGACCCGCCCATACGCTATCGGTACGGGCAAGCCTTGCCTTGATGTATTGAGAACGTTTGAAAAGGTAAATGACTCAAGCTGTACTGCCTCATCAAGAGTGCTATCTAAATCAGGCTGCGGTGAAATTG